GGGAAGCACCAGCGGCAGAGGTACCAAAGGATGACGAAACTCTAGCTGAATACCTAAAGGCAGCTAACCCATCTATTGCTTCTGGACGTATTGACGTAGACAACATCATCAATGATGTTAGGTCTATGCCTGACACTGACGCAATCAGATACAAGCTCAACAGGAACGTTAGCGCTGATACGTTCTTCGTCAGTCCTTCAATGTGGGCTACCTGTTCAAGTGCTGACTTCCCTGCTGGCAAGTTCGTTGTAGCCATTGACCAGTATGACTATACGTACGCTTCCGTTGTAGTGGCTATCAGGACAGATGACGGACAAGTACACACCAGACTTGTAGCAAGCCTTGTACGCCCAACACATGACCAGCTAATGGGGTATGCGTTGCAGTTGCACAAGCGTGGTGCTGCTCTGTTCGTCATGGATGGACGCAAGCTCAAGAATCTTGCTGAGGATTTGGCTAAGCGTGGACTACGTGTGCAAATTGCAGGGTACTCAGATTTGATTGAAGCTAGTGCAATGCTGTACACGATGCTTGCAACTCAGAAGCTCAAGCATGACAAGTCACCAGAGCTAGTAGAGCAAATCAACAAGACCATTCGTAAAAAGGCTAGGGATACATGGGTGATTGCACCTAAGGGTAACTCTGCCATTGATGGAATCAGAGCTACTACATTGGCTATGTACTTTGCAGACACCTATAAGGCACCTTCCGTACAGGTATTTGCTTAACCCTTTCATTATCAATTTGTACTCTAAACTAGGAGTATCAATTGATTGAAGGGAATACATGGGCATCTGGAATAGGTTCTTCTATGGAGAACCAACGGTACTTGAGCGTTCTGAGGAAACTCCGCTCCCTTCCGACCCATCCCCTGTAATCACAGCACCAACATTTGTAGCTAGCCCAACTTCCGTAAACATGGGAGAAGCCCTAGGACTGTCCTCAGTCTTTAGGGCTATTTCTATTTATGCCGTTGCTGTCCAGCAAATGTCTGTCAAGGTATTCACCAATGACCTAGAGGTACGTGCACCCTTGTGGGTACGTCAGCCTGACGTTAATGAATCTGCTCCTGCGTTCTGGGAGATGACAGTAACTAGCCTTGCCCTAGATGGCAACGCATATTGGTACATCGAGCGTGACAACCAAGGTCGTATGAAGAACCTTGAAGTATTGAACCCTCTAGATGTAACCATCGAAACTAATCAGCGTGGACGTGTAGTTAAGTACAACTACATGGGTGTTGCGTACAACCCTGCTGACATTAAGCACTTGAAGCTATCTCGCATTCCCGGTAAGCCAAAGGGACTAGGACCAATCCAAGCTAACCAAGCTGGTATTCGTGGTGCTATTGATACCCGTGACTATGGCTCTTCATTCTTCCGTGACTCTGGTGTTCCCAACGGTCTTCTAAAGTCTGAGTTTGACTTGACTGCTGAGGATGCAGCTAAGGCTAAGAGTGCTTGGAACGATACCGCTGGTGCTAAGAACGGTGTTGCTGTACTTGGACAGGGATTCAACTACGTAAGCACCTACATCAAGCCATCTGACGCACAGTTCCTTGAAGTACAACAGTTCAACGTCACAGACATTGCACGTCTGTTTGGTATTCCTTCCAGCTTGATGCTAGCGGCTGTAGACGGAACCTCAATGACCTATTCAAACCTAGAACAAGAATGGGTTTCCTTCATTCGCTTCACTCTCATGAAGTACATCAGGGAAATTGAACAGGCTCTAACGGACCTGTTGCCTAGGGGCACAGAAGCTCGCTTCAACGTAGACAGCTTGCTACGCACAGACACCAAGTCAAGGTATGAGGCACACGCTATTGCCATTGATAAGGGATTCATGAGCGTAGAGGAAGTTAGAGCAATCGAGAAGCTACCACCTTTGGGTGAAGTAGCGCCGGTAGATACAGGAGTAACAAATGCTTGAAGTACGTGAGTTCGAAGTAAGGGAAACAGCAACAGCTACTCGTGAATTCGAGGGTATCGCTGTTCCATTTGGACAGGTAGCCAACGTAGGTGGTTACAAGGAAAGTTTTGCTAGAGGTTCCGTAGATGCAGAAGGAGCAATCCTGTACTGGCGTCATGAGGAACCCATTGGAGTAATCACTAGTGGTGAAAATATGGAAGATGGCTTCCACATCAAGGCACGTATCAGTGAGACCTCACTAGGTAATGACGCATACACGTTGCTACGTGATGGCGTTGTAAACAAGCTCTCAGTTGGCTTTGAGCCAATCGAGCATAGGGAAGAAAAGGGCGTAACAGTTCGTACCAAGGTACGTGTACGCGAGGTTTCCCTAGTGCCGTTCCCAGCTTATGCAGGAGCGGAAATTCAAGAGGTTCGTTCCGAACCAGAAGAGGAGTACGTAATGACTGACGTTATTACTAACGCGGACCTTGAGAATGTCCGTGAAAGCGTAGAGGTACTTGAGCGTAAGTTCTCTGCTCTAGAAGTTAAGGATGAGGCTCCTGTATTGGACACTCGTTCTGCTGGTGAAGTCATCAAGGGCATTGCTCGTGGTGAAGAGGCTGAGATTCGCGCATACACAGGTGGAACTACAGCAGATGCAGTAATGCAGAAGGCATGGATTGGAGACCTCTCCCGCATTGTTAATGAGAATGCTCCGCTACGTAGCTTGTTCTCTAGCGCTGCTCTCCCATCTGCCGGTATGCAGATTGAGTATGCACAGTTCAAGTCCAACACACTTGCTGTTGAAGAGGTTGCAGAAGGTGCAGACCTTCCATTCGGTAAGATTTCCAAGGAAACCAAGTACGCAGACGTAAAGCTCTACGGTGGATACACCCAGCTAACACGTCTTGAGATTGAGCGTTCTTCTGTTGAGATGCTTAATGCTTCCCTACAGCTTATGGCTGTTGAAGTTGGTAAGCGTTTGAACACTGTCATGAAGTCTGACTACTCTGCTCTTGTAACTGCTCAGGCAGCAAACAAGGTAGACGTTGCTGTTGGTACTGAGTACCTCGCATGGCTAGAAGCCACTGTTGACGCTGCTGACAAGTTCGCAGCTAACGGTCTTGGTCTTGACGCTCTTGTTGTTGGCAAGGCTGACTTCAAGAAGCTTCTCAACCTTGTTGACGTAGAGGGACGTCCAGTCTTTGCAATCAACGGTGCTGGCAACAACACCATTGGCAACCTTGACGTAACTGGTATTGGTGGCCGTTTGGTCAACGTACCTGTTGTATACGTTCCCGGTCTGACTGCTGACCCTGCGTTCGTGAACAAGTCCGCTATCAAGATGTTCACTTCTCCTGTTGTTTCACTACAGGATGAAAACATCATCAACTTTAGCAAGGACTTCTCTGTCTACATGTTTGCAGCTATTGCAGACTTGTTCCCACAGGGCATTGTTCCAGTAGACGTTGTTGCCTGAGGCTAAGTCATGATTGCTGCTGACCTCAAGGATTACGTAAACGGTACCGACGAGCACTTGACTTACATTGAGTCCTGCGTTGACCAAGCGATTGCACTAGTTGATGGATACGTTGGCAATGCCACTGTGCCAGAGCTGGTGCTTGAGCGTGCGTACCTTGAGGTTGGCAGCGAGCTATTCCACCGTAGGAACGCTCCTAACGGTGTAGCTCAGTTCACAACCTTTGATGGTTCTGCAATTCGTATCGCAAGAGACCCAATGGTTGGCGCGTATCCACTACTCAAGCGTTTCGTTGGGTTTGGTATTGCATGAGCGAGCTAATGACAGTCAGCACAGCGCTTGCACAGACACTCAAGGATGCAGGACTTACTGCATTCCCTCACCTGCCAGACCGTATTACTCCCCCAGTGGCAGTAGTACAGGCAGGCTCACCATTCATGGAACCGGGAGGTTCGTTTGGTGAGTTCAAGACACGATGGGAAATCATTCTAGTTGCTCCAACAGGAGTAAACGCGGTAGCCACGGAAAAGCTATACGCACTTCTAGAGGATGCAATTGTGTCTTTGGTTGATAGCAAGTACAGCGTTGAGGAAGTCTCCAAGCCTTATGCATTGGAAGTCAGCAACGCAACGTACGTAGCAGTCAACATCAAGATTTACAACAACGTAAGGATTTAAGAAATGGCACGAATCAAGGGTAACGCTCTAACTGTCACCATTGACAGCGTTGAGTACAAGACTCACTTGACCTCCATTCGTCTTGAGCAGGCAGAGGCTGACAGCAAGTTCGTTACCTTTGCTGACGCTGCTGCTGGTGGTTCCTATGAATGGACAATGACTGGCTCTGCTGCACAGGATGACGCAGAAGACAGCTTCTGGAACATGGTTTGGGACAACACAGGTACAGAGGTTGACTTTGTTATTGCTCGTGCGGGCAATGCAGTTGCTTCTGCTGCTGAGCCTCACTTCACAGGTACCGTCAAGATTGGCGTTAAGCCAGCTATTGGTGGAGACGCAGGAGAAGACGTGTGGGCATTCGATTTCGAATGGAAGGTAGTAGGCGACGTAACTAAGGTCATCGCCTAATTATGGCTGCAAACGCATCACAATCTGTTCGTATTGATGGACTACGAAAGCTCAACAAGGCTTTCAGAGACGCAGGCACAGATGCTCAGGACCAAAAGGAACTGATGCACAGCCTAGGACAGATTGTGGTGCGTGCAGCAAACGTCCCTTCTGCTACAGGTGCTCTAGAAGCCACTGTAAGAGCAGGCAGGGGAAAGACAAAGGCTGTTGTACGTGCTGGTGGAGCTAAGACTCCATACGCAGGAGTCATCCATTACGGATGGCCTGAGCACAACATTGAGCCAAACCCGTTCCTGTTGAACGCTCTTCAAGATCGTGAGACAGAAATTGTGGAAGCTCTAAGCGATGGCATCGGAGACGTGCTACGCAAGAACAATTTGAAGTAAGGGAGAAGCAAGATTATGGACGTAAGCGAACTAACGCTAGGCGAAGTGGCAATGGTTGAGAAGCTCTCAGACCAGTCAATCGCAACCATGGGTGATGAGTCTGCCCCAAAGGCTCTAATGATGGCTGCTATTGCCTTCGTGCTCAAGAAGCGTGAAGACCCAAAGTACACCTTTGAGCAGGCTAAGAACATGAAGATGAGCGAGCTTGAAGGGATTATGGGTGACAGTTCCAAAAGCTGACAACGGCAGGGATGAAGACCTAGCCATGTTTGTAGTCGCTATTGGTATGAGTCCTAGTGACTATTGGAACCTAACAGTCAACCAAAGAAACGAAATCGTACGAGCTTACAACAAGGCTCACAAGAAGTGAACTTCCGTACCTGCTGCTAGTCGTTTCTCAGCGGTACGGATTACTATTAAGGAGAGGTTATGGCGAATCAGCAAGTAATTGTGTCGGTGCTATCTGACACTAAGGACTTCGCTAAGGGCATGAACAAGGTGTCCAAGACAGCTTCATCCACCTTCAAGAAGATGGGTGGTGCCCTACTTGGCATGTTCGCACTCTCCAAGGTTGTAGACGTTGTGTCAGAGGTTGTAGACCAGTTCAAAGCCCGTGAGGATGACTTTGGCAACATTGGTACAGCCTATGGACAGAAGTTCCAAGACTCATTCAGCAAGTTCTCTTTCAGCCTTGCAGACCTAGGCATTAGCACAACAGATGCTGCACACCTTGGCTCTGTACTAGCCAATGGCTTCAAGAACGCACACTTGAGCGGTAAGGAACTACAGAGCACAATCATTCGTGTAGCTGACATTTCAGGTGCCATGGGTGTTGAGCAGGACACAGTTGCAAAGGCTTGGGAATCAGCGGTACGTGGACGTACAGCAGGTATGGCAAAGCTCCTAGGTATGGACAAGAAGAAGCTTGACAGTCTTATTGCAGAGAAGATGAAGACAGAACATCTATCTAAGGCTCAGGCTACACAGCTTGTCCTAGAAGAGCGCTCAGCCAAGTACAAGGGTGAAGCTGCAAAGGATGCAAAGACCCTAGGTGGACAGCTT